CTCTTCCGATCTCCTCTACAGCGGCTTATGCCTGGCGGTGCAATTATTGTTGTGATGACCCGCTGGAGTAAACTTGACTTAACCGGGCAAATAGTAAAGCAGACAGAAAACAATGACGATGTAGATGCTTGGGAAGTAGTTCAGTTTCCTGCAATTAAAGACGATGGAGAGGCTCTTTGGCCCGAGTTTTGGCCTGTAGAAGAGCTTTTATCGAAAAAAGCGGCACTTGACATAAGATACTGGAATGCTCAGTATATGCAAAATCCTGTGTCAGAAGAAGGTGCTTTAATTAAACGGGAGTGGTGGAACATCTGGGAAAAGGAAACCCCACCCCCTTGTGAATTTACAATTATGTCGCTAGATGCGGCTCAGGAGGCAACAAACCGTGCTGACTACAACGCTCTTACGACGTGGGGGGTCTTCTTCAACGAAGAGGTTAACAACTACAACATTATCCTCCTCAACTCGATTAAAAAAAGGCTGGAGTTCCCGGAACTCAAAAAGCTGGTCCTTGAAGAATACAAAGAATGGCAGCCAGATGCGTTTATGGTTGAAAAGAAATCCAACGGGGCGGCACTCTATCAAGAGCTCAGGCGCATGGGTATTCCGGTCGGGGAGTTCACACCTGGCAAAGGTCAAGATAAAATCGCTCGCGTTAATGCTGTATCAGATTTGTTCTCGGGAGGTGTCGTCTGGGCACCAGATCATCGCTGGGCGAAGGAATTAATTGAGGAATGTAACGATTTTCCTAGCGGGACCAACGATGACTTGGTAGACTCTACTACATTGGCTCTGTTAAGATTCAGGCAGGGGGGATTTATCCGTCTGCCAAATGACGAACCCGAAGAAGACATGTTATATAAGTACCGCAAAAAAGCAGCGTACTATTAAGGATAAATTATGGCAATAGATAAGTCGTTATCACAGGCTCCACTAGGACTTGACCAATTAGACCCAGAAATGATGGGTGATGAGCCAGCTTTGGAAATTACAATCGAAGATCCAGAAGCAGTAGAGATTGGGATTGATGGTGAACCAATCCTGCGGATTGAAGAAGGCGAAGAAGAAGACGACTTTGACCAAAACTTAGCTGAAGTCATTCCTGAAGCAGTATTAACGTCACTTACTTCTGAGTTAATCGGTGACTTTGATTCAGATATTGCATCTCGTAAAGACTGGATACAGACATACGTTGACGGTCTAGAATTGCTTGGCATGAAGATCGAAGAGCGATCTGAGCCATGGGAAGGTGCTTGCGGCGTGTACCACCCAATGCTAAGCGAAGCCTTAGTCAGGTTCCAAGCTGAGACTATGATGGAGACGTTCCCTGCAGCGGGGCCAGTTAAGACACAGATTATTGGCAAAGAAACCCCAGAGAAAAAAGATGCGGCGGACCGGGTTCAGCAGGACATGAACTACCAGATTACAGACGTGATGAAAGAGTTCCGTCCAGAGCACGAGCGTATGTTATGGGGCTTGGGCTTAGCAGGTAACGCATTTAAGAAGGTTTATTACGATCCACATTTAGAGCGTCAAGTAAGTATGTTCTGCCCAGCAGAAGACGTGGTTGTCCCCTATGGAGCTTCTAGCTTAGAGGCATCGGAACGGGTAACGCATGTGATGCGTAAGACAGCAAACGATGTGCGTCGTCTCCAGCATGAAGGTTTCTACCGAGACGTAGATCTAGGTGAGCCAGTCCAAGTTATGGACGAGGTTGAGAAAAAGATTGCGGAAAAGATGGGCTTTCGCGCGTCTACAGACGACCGCTTTAAGTTACTTGAGATGCACGTCGAGCTGGATATTCCAGGTTTTGAACACAAAGACGATGACGGTGAAGTTACGGGAATTGCATTACCGTACGTGGTAACAATTGAAAAAGGCACTAATAGTGTCTTAGCTATCCGTCGTAACTGGAGGCCAGAAGATGAATCATGTAAAAAACGCAACCACTTCGTTCATTACGGCTACATTCCGGGCTTTGGTTTTTATTGCTTTGGCCTTATCCATCTCATCGGCGCTTTTGCTAAGTCTAGTACTAGTCTTATTCGGCAGCTCGTGGATGCAGGAACCCTTAGCAACTTGCCAGGTGGCTTTAAGACCCGCGGCTTGCGAGTCAAAGGTGACGACACCCCAATCAGTCCGGGTGAGTTTAGAGACGTAGACGTGCCTAGCGGGACTATGCGGGATAACATCCTGCCTCTCCCATACAAAGAGCCAAGTCAGGTTCTCTATAGTTTATTGGGAACAATCGTAGAAGAAGGTCGTCGTTTTGCAGGCTCTACAGAATTAAGCACGTCAGATATGTCTGCTAATGCGCCTGTAGGAACAACATTGGCAATTCTAGAGCGAACATTGAAGTCGATGAGTGCAGTACAAGCTCGTATTCATTACTCAATGAAGCAAGAGTTCCAGCTGCTAAAAGAAATTATCCGCGACTACACACCATCTAAATACGAGTACGAGCCAACTGAAGGTAATCGTATGGCTAAGCAGTCAGACTATGACATGGTCTACGTACTTCCAGTCTCTGACCCGAATGCAGCAACGATGGCGCAAAAAGTAGTTCAGTATCAGGCGGCTTTACAGTTAGCCCAAGGTGCGCCGCAGTTGTATGACTTACCGCTATTGCATCGCCAGATGTTAGACGTGCTTGGGATCAAGAACTATCAAAAGCTTGTGCCCATGCCAGATGATATGAAGCCGACTGACCCAGTTAGCGAGAATCAAAACATACTTAAAGGCAAATCAGCCAAAGCGTTTATTGAGCAGAACCACCAGGCGCACATTGCGGTCCATATGGCCCCAATGCAAGATCCAAAACTACAACAGATTTTGGGAATGAATCCACAGCTGGCACAACAGTTACAGATGGTAATGATGGCACATATCAACGAGCATATTGGGTTTGAGTATCGCTTGCAGATTGAAAAGACAATGGGTATGCAGCTCCCTCCAATGCCCGAAGACGGCGAACAACCAGCACAAATGTCACCAGAAATGGCAGACCAGATTGCACAGATGGCAGCTCAAGCGTCTCAGCAATTACTGATGCAGAACCAACAACAAGCCCAGCAACAACAGGCTCAGCAGCAAATGCAAGACCCGATTATTCAGTTACAGCAGCAAGAATTACAAATTAAACAGGGCGAGTTGCAAAGAAAGTCTGCAAAAGATCAACTTGATGCCATGTTAAAACAACAACAGCTCGAAGTTGAGCGTGAAAGAATTGCGTCTCAGGCACGCACTGCTGGGGCACAAATGGCAGTAAAAGTATCGGCAGATGCTGATAGATTGGAAAAAGAGCAGCAAAAAGAAGGATCAAAAGCAGGGATTGAGATGTTAAAACTCGAACGTACCCTTGCACAACAGCGGGAAATTGCCAATAGGCAAACGAAGAAAGGAAGTTAATGGAAGCTAATAAAGCTTTAGGTGTTGTAGTAAATGCTATTGACGGTAAAGTTTTACAACTCCAAGAGGCACTAGCCGACGGGCGAGTAGAAAGTTTCGACGAGTACAAAAAAGTGTGTGGTGAGATTCGAGGTCTTCTTACTGCACGTAACTACATAACTGACCTAAACAAATCAATGGAGAGCTCTGATGAGTGACCAACAGAACGTAGTAGAGTTACGAAAAGCAGTAGATTTAAGTGCAATTTTGCACACAGAAGCAGAAGACAAAGCCAAACAACTTCCTAAACCCCAAGGGTACAGAATACTTTGCGCAATACCAGAAGCGGAAGAAGCATTTGATAGCGGCATTATTAAATCAGATGAGACTCGTCGGAACGATGAACTATTGACTACGGTGCTATTTGTAGTTGATTTAGGTGCTGATTGTTATAAAGACCCCGTAAGGTTCCCAAACGGACCTTGGTGTAAAAAAGGTGACTTTATTCTGGTACGCCCTAATGCAGGCACACGCCTAGTTATTCACGACCGTGAATTCCGCATTATTAACGATGACTCTGTGGAAGCTGTAGTAGAAGATCCACGTGGCATCAAACGCAAATTTATTTAGGAGATAAATCATGGCTGAAATGGACCGCGAAGAATATAAGTTTCCTGACGAAATAGAGGCAACTAAGGGTAAACCCGTAGATACAGAGGCAGAACTTGACATATCTGTCGAAGAAGACGAGGTTCAGATAGAAGTAAAAGACGACGCTCCACCGCAAGATAGGAACGTAAAACCTGTACCAGAGGACATTCGGGAAGAACTAGAGACCCTAGATGCTTCGCAGGAATACTCTAAAAACGTCAAAGAGAAGTTTAAACAGTACAAAAAGGTCTGGAATGACGAGCGTAGGGCTAAAGAAGCGGCATACCGCGAGCAAGAAGAGGCGCTAGCCGTAGCGCAGCGGATCCTCGATGAGAATAAAAGGCTCAAAGAGATGCTGCAATATGGTGAAAAAGAGCTAATTTCTACCTACCAAAGCTCTGCGGAAATGGAGGCTGCCCAAGCCCGCCGGAACTATAAAGAGGCGTATGACTCAGGTGATTCAGATGCACTAGCAGAGGCTCAAGAAGAGATGATGCGTGCGCAACTTAAACTTGACCGTGCAAAAAACTTTAGACCCACTGTACAAAATACTGAAAGTAGTGTACAAATACAACAAAAGCAGCCTCAGCAGCCTGCACAACTGGATCCTAAAGTTGCTGAATGGGTTTCAAATAATCAGTGGTACGTTGATTCTAGTAAGCGAGCGATGCGCAAATACGCTGAAGGAGTCCACGAAGAGTTAGAAGAGACCTACGGACGTGAATTTGTTGGTACGGATGAATATTTCAAACGTATTGATACAGAAGTAAAACGACGATTCCCAGAAGAATTTGTCGACACCCTAAACGATGAGGACGAAAAACCTCAGCGTACAACTAAGTTAAGTACGGTCGTAGCGCCTGCGAAACGAAGTACATCTTCTAAAAAGATTGTGCTCAGTAAATCGCAAGAGGCTTTGGCTAAAAAATTTGGCTAAAGCCCAGAGCAGTATGCCCGTGAACTTATAAAATTGGAGGCCTAAAATGGCAACAAACAGACTACAACGTGAATTAGAAAACCGTGCCATGCAGGAACGCCCTAAGCAGTGGGCAAGTCCTGAGCTGCTCCCTGAACCGGATCGGCAACCTGGTTACGCGTACAGATGGATTCGTGTTTCAACTTTAAATCAGGCCGATCCTCGCAACCTCTCAGGGAAGTTAAGGGAAGGGTGGGAACCTGTAAGAGTCGAAGAACAGCCTCAGTTTCAACTGTTAGTCGATCCCAATAGCCGTTTTAAGGACAGTATTGAGATTGGCGGATTATTGCTTTGCAAGACTCCAGAAGAATTTGTTGCTCAACGTAATACACATTACCAAAAGCAAGCAGAAAATCAGATGGAAGCTGTAGACAGTAGTCTTATGCGCCAAAGTGACCCAAGGATGCCGCTCTTTAAAGAGAGCAAGTCTACGACGACCTTTGGTAAAGGTTAATTTTAATTTAGGAGTTTATTATGGCTTATCCAACCGTAGACGCTCCGTATGGACTAAAACCAGTCAATTTGATTGGTGGTCAGGTCTTTGCGGGGTCAACTCGTTTAATGGAAATTGCTTCGACTAATAACGTAGGTTATGGAACAAGCATTTTTTATGGCGATTTAGTAAAACGTGTTGCAACAGGATTTATTGAGAAAGATACTGGCACAACTACAGCTACGCCTTGCGGCATATTTTTAGGTGTTCAGTTTACCAATGCCTCAACTGGTCAAGTTCAACAACAGCAGTATTATCCTGCAAGTACCCCTATTGCAGTAGGTACAAAGATTTTTGCAGTTGTTGCAGATGATCCTGACACATTGTTCAAAGTAGTTTCTTGTTCTTCAGGCACAACTGTGAATGGAATGGGCATTTCTGCTATTGGTAATAACATTGCTCTAATTCAAAACGCTGGATCTACCATTACTGGTAACTCCGCTGTAGCGATTGATCAAGGTACGCAAGACACCACCAATACATTGCCTATCCGCATCATTGATGTGGTAAGAGAAACTGCAACTGGCGCTGACACATTCGTTGAGTTTATCGTTAAGATTAACGCGACAATGCATCAGTACAACAACTCAACTGGCGTATAAGGAGCTTAAAAAATGGCTATTTCACGTGCACAACTACTGAAAGAGTTGCTCCCAGGCCTGAACGCATTGTTTGGTCTTGAGTACGCAACGTATGGTGAACAACACAAAGAG